GGCTTGCAGCCTGAGACCATCGCCGATGCGCGAGAACTTGCCGCTGGTCGAGCAGACACCGACAAGGTGATCCGTACAGCCGCCTGGATTCGCCGCCATCGCGGCGACTGGGAAGGCGTACCGCAGAACAGCGATTCGGATAACGCAGACTTCCCAGGTCCAGGCGCTGTTGCTGGCTTCCTCTGGGGTGTGGAAACAACTGACCCAGAGGCAACTGATCGCGTACTCTCGTGGGCAGATGCTTTGATCGCAGCTGAAGATAGGGAGATTGTGGATATGAAAGAGAAAGAAACTCGCTCGGTACCAATCGGTGAGTTCCGACTTGCTGAGGCTGGTGCTGACGGTCAGCGAACCTTCACCGGCTACGCCTCTATCTGGAACAGCGCCTCTGCTGGACTCCCATTCGAGGAGAAGATTGCTCCTAACGCTTTCAAGCGTTCACTGTCGCGCGCTGCCGCAGGGCAGAAGATCATCGCCTTCCTCTTTGGTCACGACGAGACACGCGCCCTTGCCACGACGGCAAGCGGTCGCCTTCAGTTGACTGAGGATGAGACTGGCCTTCGCGTTGAGGCGAAACTCGACCCAGCCGATCCAGACGCAGCCAAGGTCATCTCGATGCTGACGCACGAGAGCGCCGCAGCTGGGATGTCGTTCGGCTTCCAGAAGGTTCAGGATGCGTGGGATGGCAACAACCGCACGATCAAGGAAGCCAACCTCTTTGAGGTGAGCATCCTTGCCGCCGGTGGTCAGACCCCTGCCTACCCTGCGACCCTTGGTCTCACGGCAATCCGCCAGGTCACTGCGCCAAAGATCGGCGTAGAGGCAGAGGCGCTGCTTGCCACACTGGAAACAATCAAGGCTGGACGCGAACTGTCCGCCGAGGAAGTGGTTGTTATTGATGCTGTCCGTTCCAAGCTCGCGCCAAAGCCTGTGGGGATTGATCCGTCAATCGCCGCTGCGCTGCTCGCGGTCTCGGCGGCAGAAGGTGACGCACTCTAGGTCACGAGCCACTGCCCCACCGCCCTTCGTCGGCGAGTCCGCAGATCAGGTATCCCACCAAGGAGCGCATAAACAGATAGTCCGCCTATGCGCGGAGAAAGGATGCAGACAATGTCTGACATCGCAAAGCTTGCTGACAAGCGAGCGCATCTTTTGGTTGAGGCTCGCGGCATTGCCGTAGAGGCAGCCGACAAGGGAATCGCCCTTGAGGGTGAAGACAAGGCACGCTTCGAGAAGCTCGTTGCTGAGGCTGGCGTTATTGCCGAAGCCCTCCGCGCCGAGAAGGCTTCTGACGAGGCTCGTAAGTCGGCTGACGAGGCTCGCGCCGAGTTCGCCGCTGTTGTGAATCCAACGGCTCCTAAGGCCGCCACGGATAACGACCGCCTTCGTGCAATCGGTATGGCTGCTGGTGTTGATACTTTCGAGTATCGTGACATCACGACCTCAACCGGTCTCGGAAACCCAGTCTCGGTCTTCAATCGCGTCAATGTGATTGCTGGCCAGATCAACCCATACATCAACCCAGCAGTTGTGGATGTGATCCAGGTTGCCACCGGCAACAACATCAAGTTCCCAACTGTGACCGCGCTCGGCACGACGGCTGGTTCAGTCGCCGAAGCTGGCACGATCACGGAAGATGACTTCACAGGGTCGGCTCTGAGCCTTACCCCAGTGAAGTACGCAGTACTTGTCCAGATCTCGGACGAGCTGATTCAGGACGCAGCGTTTGACATTGCGTCGATGATCAGCGAGGCCGCTGGCCAGGAGATGGCGATTGCCCACGGCGCAGCCGCGAGCACCGCTGTCGTAACCGCTGCTGGTACCGGTGGAACGGCCGCAGGCACCGTCGTATACACATACGCCGAGCTTGTTGCCCTTCAGTACTCGGTCAAGCAGCAGTACCGAAACGCCGCGAAGAGCGGTTGGTTGATGAGCGACACGGCTCTCGGCCAGATCCTTGGCACGACTTCATCGTCGCTGCCTTTGTTCCAGCCAGGCGGACAGGGTGGCGTTGATCGTCTCCTTGGCAAGCCTGTCTACACGGCTCCTGGCATTGCGGTCCCTGCGACCGGTGCTAAGGCTGTGCTGTTCGGTGACCTTGGTCAGATCAAGACCGCCATCGTTGGCGGCGTGACCGTTGAGGCTTCACGCGAGTACGCGTGGAACCTTGGCCTTGTTTCGTACAAGGTTCAGGTCCGTGGCGCGACCGGACTTGCACAGTCTTCGGCTGTCAAGTTCCTGAAGAACGCCTAATCAACTAGCTCGGCTAGTTAGTGGGGATGGGGAGCCGCTTCGGCGGCTCCCCTGAACCGCAAGTAAGGAGAACTAATGCTCGTTCGACTTTGCAAGCGACGCGGTGAATATCCGTCAGGGGCTTTCGTTGATCTGCCAAAGGCAGAGGCGGAGAGCCTCATCGGCTTTGGCTTGGCTGAGGCTGTTGCAGATGTCGACGCAGAGGCACCAACGCGGCTCGTAGAGCGTGCCGCAGTCAAGAACAGCACCAAGACAGCCACCCTGCCTACACAGGCTGTTAGCGTGGCAGAGATCGTGGAGGATGAGGGATGAGCTACGCGACACTCGCCCAGTTCAAGGCGGCCGTGGGGATCACCGACAACACCGATGACACCGCGCTCCAGAATGTGCTGGACGCAACCGACACGCTGATCGATCTCTACTGCGACCGAAAGACAGGATTCGGCACCGCGACCGAGACGCGCTACTACACCGCTGAAGCCTATGACTATGTGCTGACCGATGATCTCGTGAGCGTCACGACGCTGACCACCGACGATCTTGAGAACGGCACCTACTCAACGACTTGGACTGCCAACACAGACTTCCAGCTCACGCCAAAGAACTACGCGCTAGACGGCCTGCCATACACCGGCATCAGTCGCAGCAACGCCTTCACCAAGAACTTCCCCAAGGGCATCTTCCTTGGCGTGAAGGTGGTCGGCGTGTTCGGCTTCCCTGCTCTCCCAGCCGCTGTCACGCAGGCTGCAATCATCCAGGCAGGCGCTGTGTGGAACAGCCGCACCGCACCGTTCGGCGTGATCGGATCTGCTGACCTTGGCGGCATCCTGCGGATGAGCCGCGCCCTGCACCCAGAGGCCGCACTGATCCTTGAGCCGTACCGCAATCGCGGTGGCTTGGCGGTATGACCGACCTCACGATCCTTGACGCAATCGCCGCGCGTCTAGAGGCCGCCACAGACCCTGCTGGCTACACGCTCCGTAAGGCATATGCCACTCCTCCAGAGTCGCTGCCAGTCACGCCGTGTGCGGTTCTCTTCCCTGGCGATGACTCAATCACCATCGGCAACGGCAACCGGACCACGGTGCTGACGGTAGCCATCCGCATCTATCTGCTCCCCATCCCACGAATGGATGAGAAGTACCGCGACCTCTACACTTGGCGTGCTTGGCTCCGAACCGTGTTCGATGGAGCCGTGACGATTAGTGGAAACGCTGCGCAAGTGGCAGTGGTCAGCACTACACTCGGCACAGATACCTATGCCGATCAGGAATACCTGACCGTAGAAGCAAGTGCGGAAGTCACGGTCTTTGACACCGTGGCGTTCACCGCGTAGAGCAAGGAGATACGAGATGCCAACCTTCGGCGCAAAGGCTCTGACGCGAATCGCTACTGCGTCGCAGGCCGCATTCGGAACCGCAGCTGCAATCGGCACCGCCACTGGCGAGATCCTCTTCAACGAGACGATTGGGTCACTCGACCTGGGCGTGACCGTTGATCTTGGCGAGACCGTATCCGTTGGCAAGCGCACCGCCATTCAGGCGAGCCAGCCAACCATCACCGGCAAGGCTCCAATCATCACCATCGCTGAGGGTCCTGCTTCGATGCGCACCCTTCCGCTGATCTTTGATGCTATCGGTGCAAGCACCACAGGCGCAGGGCCATACACCTGGACTTGGTCGCCAACGCAGGGCGATGTCGACACGCTCGTCTTCTACTCCTTCCTTGTTGAGGATGGCGTGCAGAAGTATCTCGTGCGAGATGCTGCGCCTACCGAGATCACGATGTCAGCAGACGCAACAGGGCTGCTCCAGGCTGGTGCAACCTTCGCTGCTACGACGGCTGCGACTTCAGCGCTTGCCTTCCCTACGGCGATCCCTGCCAACCCATTCTTGGCTGGGCGCTTGAT